GGCTTCCTTTCTGATTTGAATTTGGTGTGGTAACTTTATTTTATCAGATTTTTGTCTATCTCTCTTTTCTTTTTTCTTAATTTTGTCCAATATCTATTGTAGCACTACACTCTTTGTGCTTAAATTTGCACAAAGGGCTTGACTTTTTTTGTGATTACTTGTATAATAGTATAGTTGACACAAGGAGATGTACCCAAGTGGCTGAAGGGTCCGCACTCGAAATGCGGTAGTACGGCAAAACCGTAGCGAGAGTTCAAATCTCTCCATCTCCGCCAAACGAACAAAAACCACCGTAAATACGGTGGTTTTCTTTTGTATACACGGTTTTTACACGATTGTGTTCAATATCTTCACCGCACGTTCTTCCTCTCGTGGGTAGAGGTGCGAGTAGGTGTTCCATGTCATTGATATGTTGGAGTGACCTAAACGCCGTGCTATCTCCTGAATGTTTATGCCCTCATTGGCAAGCAAGGAAGCGTGGCTGTGACGGAAGTCATGAATACGGATACGTTTGACACCTGCCAAGTCTGCAAACTTCTTGTTGGTCTTTTCAAGGGACGTGTCACGAATAGGACGCTCACCGCCGCAGATGTACATATCATCATTGAACTTCGGTACAGCTTTCTTACAGCGTTCGTAATGTTCTGACAGCACTGCTCTTAACGGCTCTGGTATCTGTATCGTCCGTATGCTTGGCTTGTTTTTTGGCGGCGTGATACGATCACCGCCTTTTAGCTTCTGAGCAATGCTCTTGGTGATGGATATGTAGCCGTCTTTTATATCCGTCCATTGCAGAGCGTATATCTCGCCTTTTCGCATACCCATGTAAAATGCTATGTTGAAAAATACATAGTAGTTCCATTCGTACATTGAGCCGCCGTCCTCTGCTTCCTGAGCATAATTCTTAGCCGTCGATATGTATTTCTTGAACTCGTCAGGCGTGTAGAAAAGCATTTCTTTCTTGGCTTCAAGGGGCGCCTTGAAGTTGCCTGCGGTGATAACGGGATTTTTCGGAATGTATTCCATTTTCACAGCATAGTTCATCATTGCACGAAATTCGCCGTAAATGTTCTTTCGTGTGACGATAGCCAATCCCTGCTCTGACAGCTCCTGCTTCCATTTCTGCACCATTGGTACGTTCAGATTATCTATCCTCACGCTTTCAAAGGTGGGCAGGACGTTCTTTCTCAGTATTCTTAGGGACTTGTCCAGTGATGTTTCACGGACCTCTGAACACTTGGCTGTGATGTACTCCGTGAATAGCTGTCCGATAGTCATTTTCGGAGTTATCTCTTTAGCGTTGAGCTTTTGTGTAAGCTGGATTTCAAGCTGCTTAGCCGTCTCTGCACCGAACGCCACACGGTCTATCTGATGAGACTTTCCGAAACTGTCCGTATAATTGACACGCACACGATATTTTTGCAGACCGTCTTTTCTGATGTTCTTTCCGTTCTTGTCCGTCATTTTGTAGATCGGCATAAATATTCCTCCTATTCTTGACACTCCTAAAAAAGTGTGCTACAATAAAAGGGCAAAATTCGCCCTTTCTTAATGGGTTAGTGTGAATTTGAATCGAGCTGATACTGTCAATATCAGTTCACCTGTCCTCTGAGCGCTGTCAACGCTCGGAGGACTTTTTTTTTATGATTTTATTCTGTATTTTCTCGGTGTACGAACAATGATAGTTATCATATCATTCTCGTTTTGCACTATATCAATTACTTTCGCTTTAGTTATTTTGGAAATTGCTTTCTTCTTTGCCTTTATATTCTCGATGTCATCTGCAAATTTTAATTTAAGGGTAAATGACAGTGTTTTGGTATTAGTATTTATATCTTCTATCCTTGAATAAATTCCACACTTTTCGAGATAAGCAACTAGCATTGTAGATGAGCCGGTCAAATAAGATCTAAATAAATTAAGCTTATCATCAAATGACTTTTCTGTTTTATCAACCATATGTGAAAGCGTATCTCTGTCCAACAGCTCTATATCATTCACCTGTGCAAGCTGTTTGGCAGGCTCGGTAAAATACTGATTTGTCATAACGGCACCTTTGTCACATTGGTAGTACGCAAGTCCGCCGACAACTTCTTGTATAGGGGTGTTGTCAAGTTTGTGATTGTATCGCTTGCATTGTATCGCATATCTGACCTTGTCTTTCTCTGCAATGACATCAACGCCAAAGTCACCGGAGCTTCTTGTGACCTTAACGTGTTTGTAGCCGTTGGCTTTCAGAATATCAGCACAGGCATATTCAAATTGGTGTCCGTCCATTTTATCAAGTTGTTTCAAAGTATACTTTCTGTGAAGCTTGCGGTAAATGGTGCAGACCATGCTTATGAATATGATAACGCCGATCACGATAGCAACTACCATAAGGTTATGTTTGGCTCGCTCGGATATGTGAGTTCTAATAAGGTCTATGATAAGAGCGATTATGCAGACAAATATCAGATAGCCGAATATAGTGGCAATGCAGCCCGGCTCTGATTTGCGTTTCTTTGAGGACATTCTGTCACCTCTGTAATTTGAATTATAATTAGTTATTGTTTCTTATTACGGGGTCTGTAAACATAGCCCCTATTTTTCTTTTGTATAACCTCATCAAGAGCGTAAGCAAACTGTCTTTTGTATTTACTTAGTTTAGGGTCATTCAAGATTTTTAAATAGAAATCTTCTGCCTTGCTTATATCCTCTTTAACTAAAATGTCACCGATTCTAATATAATCAGCGGCATTTGAATGATCGTCAATGGCAATGCACTTATGCAAACATAAAATGGCTTCCTGATACTTATATTCCTTTTCATAGAGCGTTGCTAAATCGGAGTAGATAGACCACCTTTTTATACAGTGACAATTTAACTCTATATCCGAGTACTCAGACAAATATTTTTCAAAATAAGAAATAGCATCTTGTCTGAACTTTGCACCCTGCCACAAGTAAGCGTAAGCAACGCCAAGAATATCAAAAGGCTCGGTAGAATTTTTATATTTATCGATTACCATAGCGGCTAGTTCGTGCCGTTCCTTACCAATAATAGCGTAGTTGTCGGCAATTATTTGAAGTGCGTTTTCGTAAGTTTTCATTTTGTTGTTCCATTATGTCTACATCGTCTCGACTTCTTCAAGCGCATCAAAGCTGAAAAAGTCACCTCTGACTATATGCTCCATTTCGTGAGCTATAGTCTTTTTTTGTTCCTCATAGGATAGCCTAGAGTTTATGTATATATTATAAAATCCGTCAGAATCCATTGCTGTCACACCCTTTACCGTTATGGGCAAAGGAACGTATCTAATGCAATAATCCAATCTATTCACTATCCTTTTGCATACGCTTTAAAATCTCAACTGTAGCTTCTATATCCTCTTTGGTGACGTTCTTTGACACACTAAAGAGGATCTTCATTTCTGGTCGTGTTCTCAGCTCATCTATTATATCTCTTGTTTCGTCATCAAGATATATAGGCTCGTTATGTGCTTCGACTTTGATATTATCTTCACCGTTCAACAAATAATCAACAGAAACTCCGAAATATTCAGCTATCTTTGATAGTGTATCTGTAGATAACTTCTTTTTTCTGCCTGCTTTTAAATCGGTTAAAGAGCCTCTGCTTGCACCTGTTTCTTTGCACATTACTGTTACATTTATATTTCTCTTTTTGCACAAGCTTTCAATTCTATTGTACAATTCTGACATAGTTACACCTCATAATTTGTGTAATATAACAAAATTACGCAAAAGAGTAATTTTCACTTGACAATTACGCAAAAGTGTAATATAATACAGTCAAGGCAATACGCAAGAGCGTAATATTTGTATCTGGTAAATATATTATATTACATTTAAACGTAACTGTCAATATGTAAAACACATATTAGTGTGAATATTATGCAAAGGTGGTGTTAATTATTAGTGAACGTAAAAGACCGCTGACTGAGTACGGCGTGGAAGTCAAGGTGCGACTTGTTAAGCTCAACAAGACACAGAAGTGGCTCATTGAGGAAGTCAAGAAGCTTCTTCCTGAAACTTATCTCGATACATCAAACCTGTATAAGATAATGACGGGTGAGATAAAGTCAAACAAGATTGAAGCGGCTATCAATGAAGTCCTTGACATTAATTATACTCAGAACACTGAAAATGTCAACAGCTAACAGTCCGATTGAACGGACAGAAAAAGAGAGGGTGAGAAAGTGGAACAGAAAATTACTGCTATTCCAAGAGGGTGTGACAGTGCTAAGGTTGAGCAGGTGATCGTAACAAGAGCCTTGAAAGGTGCAGGAACAGAAGATGACCCCTGTAGAGAGGTCATTCAGTATTGGACTCTTGACGGAGAGCTGATTGTAACAAGATCACAATATGAGGAGGGCAAACGTTGAATTTAAAAAAGATAGCGTACTATCTCGGTATTACGTTGTGTCTAGCAAGTCCGCTTGCATTCGGTATATGTATGCTAATAGGGCTTGACAACACAATTCCGTTGTCTCTCATGATAACTAGCAATGTTTGCAGGATATGTTCGCTGGAAGCAGAAATGACAGAAAACACAATGAGGAGGGACAAAGCAATGAAACTGTACAAAGTAACAACAGTAGACCAGTATCATTATAAAAGGGTGTTCACAATAGCCGCAAAGAGTCAGTACGAGGCTCTGACAAAGGCAAGTGTTAGTTCCCATGAGAATGTCTTGACAATCGAGGAGGTGAGATAAATGAGGTCACCGGACATTGAAACGGCAGTGCGGCTGTACTATGAAAAGCCCGAAATAACCAATGCGGATATCAAGGCACTGTTCAGCACAGGTGAAACGCAGACTATCAAGATCAAGAAAGCTGTTAAGGAAGAAATGGAAAAGCGTGGTGTGAATTCATGGTTGCCACACTCGGTCAATACCGAGATAGCCTACGAGGTGTGGGGCATTGATATCGACAACTTCGAGAAAAGGCTTAAAAAACTCCGCACGCTTTACGGAAAGGACGTGAGAAAATGATAGCCGTGTTAGAGATAATCAGATGTGCCGCAGCGGTAGCGCTCTTGGTGGTGCTTACAATGTATGTAGCATACAGGTGGTATGTAAGCGTAAAAGAAACTGCCTACAAGGAAGCAGAGGAGAGCATTAAGCGTGCGGTGAGAGAAGCAGGTAGACCCATAGTCAAAGTCGAAATACAGACGAAAGGAAAGTGGTAATGAACATTGTAGGAATACTGCTAATAACAGTAGCCGTGCTTGCAGGGATAGATGTAGTGATGTATCTTGTGTTGAGCGTGGCGGATAGGCACTGGGAGAAAGGTTTTGAGAAAAAGGAGGATAAGAACAATGAAAGTTCTGATAGCCTGTGAAGAATCACAAGAGGTCTGCAAGGCGTTCCGTGCGAAAGGGATTGAACCTGTTAAGAAGCTGGACTATGACGGCAGGCAGTATATGAGCGTAAGACCTATTGAAAGGGAGGATAACGATGATAACGAAAGAGGAGTTTGAAAAGGCGGTGGAGTGCTGTGCTAGTGACATCACAGATTGCGACGGCTGTCCGCTTTGTGCCAGCGATAAGCACCGTATGTGCAGTACATATCTTGCAGAGTACATAAAAAACGAGCCTGCACTGTCTGCCAACAGCACAAGCTCGGAGGTATCAAAAGATACCGGTTCAATATTACAGTTTGATGATAGCACAAAATCGGTGATATGTCAAGAGGCAGAAAAGGCTTGCAAGGCTTGTGAGCTGATACTGGAAATTTACGAACGTATGGACGATAACGAGCAGAAAGCCTTCGACCTGGGGCAGTCATATCGGGCAATGGTTGAGGTGAAAAAGGAGCTTGCGAGGATAGGGAAAGGCGGTGTTCCAAATGCGTAGCAAATACAATACCTGCGTGGGCTGTACAGCCTTAGGTCTGCCTTGCAAGCACTGCGGACTTGACCGCAACGTCACCACATACAACTGTGACAAATGTGGCAACGAGATAGACCCTGAAACAGAGTGTATGTACATCTGTGAGAATGTGGAGTACTGCAAGGATTGTTTCAGAGAAATGCTTATCGACCGCATATCTGAGAACGAAGACGTAGAAATAAGTGATCTGGCGGCTCTGCTAGTTCTGGACTACAAAGAAGATGATCTTTATGATTATGACGAGGAGGACTATGACGAATGAAAAAACAAATGTCTGCGGAAGATTACCGCAATGACGAAGCGTTCAGCCGCTCTCAGCTTTTCAAGCTGTCAAAGTCGCCTGCACATTTCAAGTACGCCCTTGAAAATCCCGAAGTTGAAACCCCTGCACTTGCTTTCGGCACAGCCGTCCATGCTTATGTTCTTGAAAAGGACAAGTTCGACAACGAGTACATAGTCGCTCCGAAGCTTGACAGGCGCACCAAAGAGGGCAAGGCACTTGCGGCTCAGATAGATGCAAGCGGTAAGATACCCATAAGCGAGGACGCTTTTGCACAGATACAGGCAATGGCTGAAAGTGTGATGTCAAACAAGTATGCTGCCGCTTTGCTTAACGGCGGTGAACATGAAAAATCATACTTCTGGACGGACAAGCTCACGGGGCTTAAACTCAAATGCCGCCCCGACTGCCGAACAGATTTAAGGTCAACGTCTGTCATAGTAGACCTAAAAACCACAGAAAATGCCGATACGGACAGTTTTATGCACAGTTGTATTAAATATGGCTATGACTTGCAGGCGGCAATGTACACGCAGGGTGTGTCAGAAATTGAGCGCAAGCCTCATAGATTTGTTTTTATCGCTGTTGAAAAGTCACCACCATATGCCTGCAATGTCCTTGAGGCTGATGACTTCATCATACAGAAAGGTACAAAAGACCTTAACGACTATCTTTACACTCTCAAAGAGTGTCTTAAAACAGGTAACTGGTACAGCTACAACGGCAAAAACGGCGATTTGAACGTCATAAGCCTGCCGGGTTGGCTGGCTAGAGAATACGAATAGGAGGAAACGATATGGACGAAATAACAAACGCAGTAACAGTAACACCGGAAGTACCGCAGAACAGCACTATGCCTCTTGACAACATCAATCAGGGCACTGTCGCTATCGAAGCAAGCAGAGCCATTGCAGAAGCACAGGGCAAGCTTGTTATCGCAAAGAGATTTCCGAGAAATGAGATACAGGCTTTTGCCAACATGAAGAAAGCTTGTCAGCGTACAGGGCTTGCAAACAAGGCATTTTACAGCTATCCGAGAGGCGGAGAAACTGTGTCAGGACCAACTATCAGACTTGCGGAAGAGCTTGCAAGGTGCTGGGGCAATATTGACTTTGGCATCAAGGAACTTTCTCAGGACAACGGCAAGTCAGAAATGCAGGCGTATGCTTGGGACTTGGAGACGAACACAATGTCGGTGCAGAATTTCACCAATCCGCACGCAAAGGAAGTCAAGGGCAAGATAAAGACCCTCACAAGCCTGCGTGATATCTATGAGAACAATGCCAATATGGCAGGACGCAGGCTCAGAGCAAGGATACTTGCGGTGCTTCCTGCGGACTTCGTTGAAGAGGCTGTGGCGGAATGTAGAAAGACCCTTGCAGGAAAGAATAATATTCCTCTTACGGATCGTGTAAGAAAAATGGTGGTCGAGTTCGAGAAGCTGGGCGTTACACAGGAAATGATAGAGAAACGTCTTGGCAGAGGTCTTGACACCATGACAGCCGAAGATCTCACCGACTATATCGGCATTTTCAATTCTCTTAAAGACAAAAACACAAAGGTTTCTGAGTGGTTTGAGTATGAGAAGATATCTACAGATATCTCAGCAGAAATTGACCAGCTCCAGACCGAGAAAGAACAGGTGCTTTAATGCAGGCAAGATTACCCGACGGCTCTGTTATCATCAGTGGTTTTCTCGCAAAGGACGCAGAATACAAACAGGTGGGCGGCAATAACTCGTCGCTCACCAAGTTTTCAGTAAAAGTGGGCGAACGTCAGCCAAAGGTGCAAGGTGAGCGTGGTGAAGCCGTATGGGTGAACTGCCAGTGCTGGCACTCTGTAGCAAGAGCCACAAAGGCGCTGAAAAAATTTGACGTTGTGTTTTGTGTGGGCAAGGTGGAGAAAAAGCCATATACCGGCAAAGACGGTAAAGAAAAAGTTGACGTACATCTTGTGTGCGAAGCCGTTTTTGTACAGCCTACCGCAGAAGCAGCACCCCCGCAAGAGCTAGGCGGTGACCTTTCCGACTTTGAGGAGGTGTTGAATGATGAGGGAACGCCATTCTGATGATATCATTGACGTTGATGCGAATGAGGAAAAGCATTTTGATATCGACATGAGCGACGCAGAAGCGGTGAAAACCGCCGTTGCTGTAAAGTATACAAAAGACGACTTTCTCTATACAGAAAAGCCATACGAAGCGATATACGATTACAAAAACGACCCTTTCATGCACAACCTGAAAATTGAGCAAATGGCTCAGCAGGCGGCAGAGGTGGGCGTAAAGACATTCAAAGGACTGTATAAAAACTATGTCAAAATGCGAGAAATGCAGCGTGGGGCGAACGTTATCATCAATAACCCCACTGCGTTTTCAGGTCCATATATGCAGCTTGACGCAGGCAAATACAATGTTGATGACGGCGGTGTGTATCTTATTGATGAAAGCGGTAACTATCACGTTATCTGCCATCACCCGATCATACCCTTTGAGTGCTTGCAGAACATTGACACAGGCGAGGAAAAGCTCAACATAGCTTACCGCACTCGTGGAGAGTGGCAGGAAAAAGTCGTTTCAAAGGAGATACTTTACAACAGCCGAAACATTTCACAGTTAGTTAAATGCGGCGTTGATGTGTCTTCTGAAACTGCCAAAGAGCTTGTTTCATACTTTCAGGAGATAGAGAGCCTTAACCGCAATTCTCTGCCATTGAAAAGATCAGTGGGCAGGCTTGGCTACATAAACGGCGCAGGCTTTTCACCATACGTTGAGGGGCTGACATTTGACGGTGAGCAGAATTATTCCACCATTTTTAGTGCTATAAAAAGTCATGGCAGTTATGAGAAATGGAAAAAAGTCGCTATAGATTGCCGCAGGAAAAGCGTGATCGCAAAGATATTTCTTGCGGCGAGCTTCGCAAGTGCACTTATTCAGCCGCTAGGCGGTCTGCCGTTCTTCGTTCACTTGTGGGGCGTTGATTCAGGCACAGGCAAAACAGTTGCTTTAATGCTTGCGGCTTCTGTTTGGGGAACTCCCGAAATGGGCGAATACATTCAGACGTTCAACAGCACAGTTGTCGGCCACGAGCGAACAGCAGCGTTTCTCAATAGCCTGCCGTTTCTCATTGACGAACTCCAGCTCAGCAAAGATAGTCATGGCAGAAGCCGATTTGACGTTTATCAGCTTGCTCAGGGTGTTGGACGTTCTAGGGGCACGAAAACAGGCGGCATAGAACGCACACCAACATGGCGAAACACTATCCTTACCACAGGCGAAAGCCCCATAGTGGGCGGTTCAGCAGGAGCAGGAGCGGTAAACAGAGTTATCGACATTGAATGTACAGCAAACAATATCGTGATAGCAGACGGCATGGCAGTATCAGCAGTGATAAAACAAAACTATGGCTTTGCAGGGCGAGAGTTCGTTGCAAAACTGTCCTCTCAAAAAGCCTTGACAATGGCACAAGAGGTCTATAACGATTATTTCACCAAGCTCTGCAAGTCGGATACAACGGAAAAGCAGGCAATGGCAGCGGCAATGATACTCACGGCTGATATGATTGCAGAAGCGTCCGTGTTCAAAACGAACGAGCCACTAACAATTGACGATATCTCACGGTATTTGCAAACCAAAAAATCAGTATCAGCAGGTGAACGAGGGTATCAGTATATGTGCGATTGGGTGGCTTCTAATAGCAAACGCTTTGCTACAGGCGAAGACAATAACGGCGAAGTGTTTGGGCTTATTCAGGGCGATTTTGCATATATCATTCGCTCAAAGTTCGATGAAGCGGCTTCAAAACAGGGCTTCGACACAAGGGCGTTGCTTAGCTGGCTGAAATCTAACGGCAAGATACTCGTGAGAGGGCGCAACAATACTCGTGGCAAGCGTATCGGTGGCGTGAACGTTGAGTGCGTTGTACTGAGATTGCCAGATGAAACACCGGACTATTACACCGAAGAAGAAATGCGTGGGACGGATATATCGGATTTCGGCATTTTGTGAGACATAAGTCCCACGAGGAAAGCAGCGTAAATGCGTGGTTTTCTGCATAGTGTGGGACTGTGGGACATTTTCCCCCTATATATACCTGTTTTAAATAGGTGATATAGAATCACGGCTTTGTTCACACATTGTTAAAATATATGTGTGTTTTCCTATATAGGAAAATGTGCGAATTTGTCCCACAGTCCCACAACACCCTGAAAAGTGCGTAAATACGCATAGTTTTCATGTGGGACGTTTGTCCCACACTGTCCCTCACGTCCCACATAAGGAGGTAAAAAACATCAAATGAATGCAAGAATAAAGCTCCGTGACTATCAGCAGGAGTGTATAGATAAAATAACGCAGGCAGGGCAAGGAAAACATCTTGTGCAAATGGCAACAGGTCTTGGCAAGACAGTGACCTTTGCGAATATCCCACGTCATGGACGTATGCTTATTCTGTCACACAGAGAGGAACTTGTAAATCAGCCTCTGAAATACTTTGACTGCACAAAGGGTGTTGAAATGTCAAAGTACCATACTGACGGCAGCGAAGAGGTGGTTTCTGCAAGTATCCAGACCATGACACATAGGCTTGACAGGTTTTCACCTGATGATTTTGATATCATCATAGTAGACGAGGCTCACCATGCAGCGGCTCAGAGTTACAAGACGGTCATAGATCACTTCACACCACGTCTTCTGCTGGGCTTCACGGCAACGCCTAACAGGGCTGACAAATGCAGACTGAATGATGTGTTTGATGATATCATATTTCAACGTGACCTGCGTTGGGGCATTGAACATGGTTATCTGTGTGATATCCTCTGCAAACGTGCTGACATAGGCTATGACCTTTCAGCGGTACATACACGGCTTGGCGACTACGCTCCGGGCGAGCTAGCAGAAGCAATGGACGGCACTGCGGATGCTATAGCACAAGCGTATAGAGAACACGCCAAAGGTGCAACGCTTATCTTTGCGGTATCGGTAGAACAATGCTACGAGATAGCAAAACGCATCGAGGGGGCTGAGGTAGTCACAGGTCAGACTAAGGACAGGGCTGACATTATACGCCGTTTTACTCAGCGTGAGATACCTTGTCTTGTGAATTGCATGGTGTTCACTGAGGGTACTGACATTCCCCTTGTGGAAACTGTTATCATAGCAAGACCCACACAGTCAGATGCGTTGTATACGCAAATGGTAGGCAGAGGGCTGAGGCTGCACCCTGACAAGGACAAGCTCACACTCATCGACTGCGTAGGAGTAACAGGCAAAGCAAGCCTGAGAACAGCTCCAAGTTTGCTCGGTATTGACATTTCTGAGCTGCCAAAGAAGAGTCAGGACAAAATGGAGGGAATGCTATTTGAGCTTCCTGAAAAGGCTACTATGATGTCGGATTGTCCTGAAAGCTGGATAAAGAATGTTCGTATCGTTGACTTGTGGGCGCAGGAGCAGAAGTATATCACTCATGATGTGAACTGGTTCAAGCTGCCAAGCGGCGATATGAAATGCAGTCTTGGTAAGGGAAAAACGCTGAGGATATCTGCACCCGACGCTTTGGGCATGGCAATATGGCAGGGACAGAAAATGCCTATGCAGCAGGCACTTGACGAGGCGTACACTCTTCTTTGCGAACGTGAGGCGGACAGCAAATACATATGGGACTTGAATATTTGTCGCAAGTGGGGCAAAGCACCTGCTACTGATAGTCAGAAAAACCTTATCCGCAGACGAGGCAGGAAGTATCTCAACAATTCGGATATCGACATAGAAAATCTGACAAAGTTTGAAGCAAGTCAGATACTTAACAGGATAATCAAGGGGTGAGGATATGGCAAGAAATGAAGACAGAGAGCAAATGACCCTTATCAAGTGGACGCAGCAGGCGAGCATACGCAAGGCTTATCCTGAACTCAAACTGCTCTTTCACATACCGAACGAACGTCATTGCGACCCAAGAGAGGGTAAAAGACTAAAGCTTATGGGCGTAAAGTCAGGTGTTCCTGACCTGTTTTTACCTGTGGCACGGGGCAAAAACAAAGGGCTGTTCATAGAGCTCAAAGCAGAGAATGGCAAGCCCTCAGATAATCAGATGTGGTGGTTTGCAGAGCTTGGCAAGCAGAACTATTTGGCGGCGATATGCTACGGCTGGAAGCAGGCGGCTGATATGCTAATGCACTATCTTGGCGGTGATGATAATGCTGGTCAAAGCTGAAGTCGTAAAGAAGGCAGACGAGCTGAACAGAATAGCGGCAAAGCTTCTTCCACTGCCAGAGGGGCTGACACAGGCAGAACAGCTTTTATACAAGTCGCTTTGCATTGTGTACCGAGAGTTCAGAGCGGGGCAGATAGACAAGAAACAGGCGCTTGATGAAAAGAAGGAACTATACAGGGCATACATCAATGGGGCTTATGCACTTGATCTATGGCAGACATATGGGGAATATGCTAAGGTATTTCAGAAATGTCAGTACGAGATACATCATGACGGCTGTGAGGTTTGCAAGAGGCTCAATGATATCCTGTGTGGTATGGGGAGAGGCAAAGCCAATGAAACACACTGACCACGCCCTTTGTCGGCACTGCCGCCACGCAGTGCGACAAAGGATAAGATAACAGGAGAATACCTCACAGGCTGTGCATGGTCCATAGGCCGCAGACCTGTCGATGGTTGGAGGACGTGTCAGCACAGAATGTATGAAGCGCAAAAGGGCGGTATGATACATTCGTATACTGTGACGGAATGCCCGAGATTTGAGGAGGGATAAAAGTGAAAAGCTATGAGGAGCGTACCAAAGACAATGAACAGAAGATAGCAGCTTTCCAAACTAAGCAGAAAATGCCGTATGAGTTCAAGGTCAAATACGCTGAGGTCAGAGTAAGGGAGTTCATTCGTGAGTGTGACAAAAGAAATCTGAATACGCACATATCGGTAGGCGGACTTGACAGCATAACGCTTTTGAAATTTATACATGATTACTGTGGTTTCAGTTATGTTCCAGGTGTATCGGTATCTAGTCTTGAAGACAAATCTATTCAGCAGATACACGAGCAACTTGGTGTGATAAAATTAAGCCCATACAAGTCAAAAATAGATATCATACGGGAATATGGTTTTCCTGTACTATCAAAAGAAACAGCCGCAAAAATAGAACTGCTTGCACACCCTACGGACAAGAACAAGACAGTTCGTCACGCTATCATAACGGGTGAAACGGGAGAGTATGGCGGTTTTCGCAAACATACAAGAATGCAGCTTTCTCAGCGCTGGCTTGAACTGTTTGGCGGTTACGAAAATGAAAACGAGGGCGTTGACTACAAGATACCGCCGTTTAAGGTATCATCACAATGCTGTTTCTGGATGAAAGAAAAGCCGTGTGATGATTGGGCAAAGCAACACAAGAGCGTGCCGTTCTTAGGACTTATGGCAAGCGAGGGTGGCAGACGTGAAAAATCGCTAATGCTTAACGGCTGCAATTACTTTGGCAAAAGCACGATACGTTCAGCACCATTTGCCATATTTACAAGGCAGGACTTGCTACAACTTGCACTTGACCTGAATGTGCCTGTGCCTACAATCTATGGCGAGATAAAACGTGACTTTGACGGAAAGCTTTGCACAACAAAAGCTCAGCGTACAGGCTGTTCAATGTGCGGTTTCGGCATACATATGGAACAGCGTCCTCACCGATTTGACAGGCTTCGTGAAAGAAATGAAAAAGAGTGGGATTTCTGGATGAACAAGTGTTGTGAAGATGCTGACGGCACAAAGTACGGCTGGGGAAGAGTTCTTGACTATATCGGCGTTGAATGGCGTGACAGAGTATTTGATATGAAAAATAACCAGCTTAGTTTGTTGGATATCGAGGAGGCAAAAGAATGAAAACACATAATCTGAAACTTAGCATAGAATTTTGTGACGCTGTTATGAGCGGCGAGAAAACTTTCGAGGTCAGAAAGAATGACAGGGGTTTTCAGACAGGAGATCTGATAAGATTTATACCGACTGACGGAACGTCTTATCGTAGCTCAGACGGCACAGTAAGAGAACACGCAAAACATGAGATATCAGGACATACATACAGGATAACATATATCCTCAACGGCTGGGGAATAAAGAATGGGTATGTTGTGCTGGGAATAAGAGAGGAGATAGCCTATGGAAATAAACGACCCAATGACCATGTCACGCCTGAAAGCCTACCGCAGGAACGCCTCAGCCATTGAGGACATCAAGGCAGAGCTTTCAGGCAAGTACGTTGCCGACAGTATCAGCGTATGCACTCCACCGTCCTACACGCCACACAGCACACGCATAGACGGCTTTCTGCCAAGTGGTGATACACTTTCATTGCTGTGCGAGCAGGCACGGCTAGAGCGTGAGCAGAGGGCTGTGGAGGAATTTATCAAGGGGATAGAGGACTATCAGACGCGGCGAATGTTCGTGCTGAAATTCATCAAGGGTAAGACGTACTTGCAGATAGCTATGCAGGTTAGTGGTGGGAGAATGTCTGAGAGTGGAGTGCGAATGAAAATCCAAAGATATTTGCAAGAAAAGTGATATTTGTGCGTTTTGTGCGTTTTACCTGTGTTATAATTTAAACTGAGGAAAGTGTAGATGTACCTCAGACTTGTACTTTCATGAAGTCACCTCCAATTTTCTAAGCCCCGTAAGGGGCTATGCAGGTCGAGAGCGTGCCAGCTCAACATCTGCTCCACCATTTACAAAACTCCTTATAATATTTTCACAAGAGGCACTCCTATGGGGTGTCTTTTGCGTTGTGTCACAAAAGGTTCATAAATGTCGAATTTTGATATGTTGCATAAAAAAGGTAATTGACTTTTATGCAGTATATAGAAATTCGGTGCATTTCGTTGATTTTCGCTCTGATTAGTGATATTATTTAAGAAATATTATTATGAGGAGTGATTGTACTTGGTAGTCAAATTTAATGGTAATAAACCGTTTAAAATGGAGGAACATCAAACCAATAAACTTACTACAAAATGTTTTTTATGTGGACAACAGGCAAAAAGCCGAATATTTTATGATGGATTTGAGAATGGAAATTGCATATGTTGTAATTGTGAAGATCAGCTAAAAGGAATGTTTAAAGATTATTTATTAGCAGAATCAAACTTCAACAAAATAGCACTTGAAGAATTAGTGGAAGGATTACGCAATGAAACTATAACGCAGTTAGATAGCCAAATTCATAAAGAAGGCTATAAATATGCCCAAGAGGTTAACATTGTAGATGATTTCGATGATACATTAACCCTTCAAGAAGTTCAACAGAATAATATATTTTATTCGATAAATATCAATTTTGTTATAACA